CTAGAGTAAGGAGGCTAGAGAATGCCTAGTAAGACAAAACAGGTTCACCTCATGGAGAACCTGAAAATTGGAGGCTCCTTGTTTGTTGATGGAGCCAAGCCTACTGTCCCAGCTGCCTTGACCAACCAGGCTCTCAGTCCTGTGATTCAGCAATTGGAGATTCCACTCTCCTCTTTCTCTGTCACGGTTACTGATACTGGTGGAGCTAATGGTGGTTATGGGACCCAGGAGTTGCTGACGTTCCCCTCCAAGCATGTTCTACTCCTTGGTTGCATGATGGACCTTGCCGTGGTTGCTGCTGCTGGGATTGCAGCTGACGCAACCTTGGCTTTTGCCATTGGTACGGCAGCTGAGGCAACTGACGACACCTTGGACAGCACTCAGGCTGACAGGATTGCAAGCACAGCCTGTGCTCTGACTGCCAGTGCTGGCAGCTGTGACAACAGTGGTCCTGCTGCTCCTGCTGTTGTGGACGCCACTGCTGGAACGTCCAAGCTCCACCTAAATGTTGGCTGTCCTGACGCTGACATTACAGCCAGCAGCAGTGTTGCTCTCACTGGGTCAATTCACATTTTCTACATTGACCTCAGCCAGGGTGAGGCGTAATGAGGAAAGAGAAAGCCTTTAGGCCACCACTGGTGGTCAGAGAAACTGCTCACCAGGCTCTTAGCCTGGAGAGGAGTCACCTCCCTGTGGGACCACCTCTCCACACAGGTCAGGAGATTGCTCTCAGTGATATACGTGGAATGTATGCCTTCCTTGATGGTAACAGGGAGGCACACAGACCAGACCTCACCAAGAGTGACCCTCCTGACAGTGTGGTTCAGTGGGATATGTGGGGAGGTTATCCTGGACTTAGGTGGTCCAGGAGAATCCTCAGGAGAGAGAACCTGCTCAAGGTATCTCCTGAGGGTGACGTGGTTCTCCCCTCGTCTCTGGAGTTGCAGCTGGGACCTGACGTGTTTGCAGCTGTAGTGGAGGGAGACGTTGACAGCGTTTCCTCTGGAATGGCCAAGGCGGGGGTCCCCTCTGCCTGTGTGCCTGTAGGTGATAACACCTTGGTCCTGTTCTCAGGTGAGGGTCATTTCACCTACATTGACGAGGGTCTAGGTAAGGTTTTCTCTGCCAAGAGTGGAACCCTCCACAAGGTCTCAGTTCAGGACTTTCCTGTGACTGAGGTTGATTTCTCTGGGACGATCCTGGTGGACTCCAGCAAAAGCAGTGTGACTGATATGGTCAAGTCTGCTGGTCAGGAGTTCTCTGGGTTCACTTGTTTCCTGGCTGCTAGGGAGCAGAGCCTTGGTAGTGTCAGGCTGGGTGACGTCTACTTGTTAAAGGCTAATGACTGTCCTGAGACCGTGACCAAAATCCTCAAGGTTGACGAGGAGCTTGGACTGGTTCTGGGTTGGGCTTTGGTCTGTAACATTGGGGGTCAGCCTTACTTTGACAAACAGGGTCACCATGCTACTGAGCCTGGAATGTTGGAGGCTGCTACTGACTTCATGCTCCACAGCAGGGTTGCTGGGGAAATGCACGAGAAAGCAGCTGACACAGAAAAGGCTGACGAGCGTGGGACGGTTGTTTTCTGCTGGCCGATGACAGCAGAGATAGCCAAGGCTTTTGACATTGATATTCCACAGACGGGTCTCATGATAGCTATGAAACCTGACTCTGAGGATATGCTCCAGAAATTCAAGGATGGAACCTACCAGGGGTTCTCCATTGGTGGTTCCATGATTCCTGCTCACACAGAGGAGGTTGAGGTCAATGTCTGACAAGAAACAACGTCTCATCCTCCACAGATTCAAGCTGGACGAAATCAGTGGAGTTGACAGAATGGCTCAGGCTCCTGCTGTGGTGACGATCATGAAGCGTGACCAAGGGAGGAACCCCAACGAGCTAGCTAAATCTGTTTTCACAGATGCTCTCCAGGAGATTCAGGTTGAGGAAACAGTCCGTGAGGCTATGGACGGAATGTGGGACCTCAACCGTGCTTTGCGTGAGAGTATTGAACAGATTGTAGAGGAAAAAGGCTCTGACGCTATGGGAGCAGTCAAGGAGTCCTTGGACGATTTTGCTACAGCAGTGGAGGCTCTGGTCACTGAGGCTGTGGACGAGGCTGAGGACGTGGTTGCTGACGGGTCAGGGAACCTTACCAAGGGTGAGGGTAGCAAGAGGTTTTTTGCTGGGGACTATGCCTATGTGCCTGACCCCCAGAAACCCTCAACTTGGACCTTGAGGTTGACCAATGATCCTGGTGGGGACCCAGACCCAATGGTTGTAGGAGCTGCTGCTGTTGCTCTTGACAAGGGTCTCAAGGGTCAGGTGGTTCAGGTTCCAGCTGACGCTGTTGCTGGAGTCATAACCAAGGTCAGGTCAGCCTGGTTGAAAGCCAACCCTGGTAAAACCAAGGACGATCTACCCGAAGTTCTCAAGAAAGGGGACGGTGATATGTCTGGTAAGAAAGACGGAGACAACACTCCCACTGTGGAGAGTTTGCAGGAACAGCTCACCAAGGCTGAGGAGACCATTGCTGCAATGGACCTGTTGCTCAAGCTGACTCCTGACGCTCGTGCTCACCATGACGCTATGGATGAGGCTGACCGTGGTGACTTCCTCAAGCTGGACGCTGACGCTCAGGCTGCTGCTGTGGCTGAGGCTGACGAGCTGGCCAAGGCTGAGGACCCTGTGGTTTACACAGACCGTGAGGGTGTTGAATACCGCAAGAGTGACGGTGATAAGCTCATTACTCTTGCTAAGAGGTCTGACGCTGACTTTGCCAAGGCTGAGGAGGCTGAGGCTGCACGTCAGGAGACTGAGTTCACCAAGCGTGCTGGTGAGGAGCTTACTCACCTGCCTGGTGAGACTAAGGTCAAGGTCTCTCTGCTCAAGGCTGTTGCTGCTATGCCTGCCAAGGAGCGTGAAGCTGCTGAGGCTATGCTCAAGGCTAACAATGAGGCTCTTGAGTCTGCCTTGCTGAAGCGTGGAACCATTGACGGGGGAGAGGATACCCCCAAGGGTAAGCTGGATGCTCTGGCCAAGTCTTACGCCAAGGAGCACGATTGCTCTGAGGGTGAGGCTATGACCAAGGTGCTTGAGACTGAGGAAGGGAAGCGACTCTATGAGGAAATCCCCACAGGTGTTGTGAGGGAGTAGCCTCTTGTTACTTTCCTGCTTTCGTCCATAGACAAGGACGGACGTAGAGTCCAAATCCCAAAGGAGGTAGCCTAATGGCTACAGAACAGTCCGTGACGAGGATAACCTATCCGGCAAACGCTGACCTGAGTGCAAAGCAGTATCACTTTGGAATCATCAATTCCAGTACCAAGATTGCTGCTGTTGCCTCTCAGGGAGCTGACGCTGACGGGGTTATCAGTAACGCTCCCTCTGCTGCTGACCAGGAATGTTCTCTGGACATTGCTGGTGTGGTCAAGGTCATGGCAGGTGCTACCTTGACTGCTGGAATGTTGCTCACTCCTGGTGCTGACGGACGTGCTGAGGAGGGAGCCTCTGGTGACTACATTGTTGCCAAGGCTATTACTGGTGGAGCTGACGGTGAGCTGATTGAGGCTCTGCTCAGAAGCAGCTACAAGATTCCTTGATAGCTGACCAGCACTGACGGAAGTAAGAAACCTAAGGCTCCAATAGGAGGAGTGAGACAATGAAACCGTTGCCTGGTGATGTTCACGTAAACACACCTCTCAGCAATATGTCCATTGCCTTTTTCCAGGCACAGGAAAACTTTGTTGCTGACCGTGTGTTTCCCAACATTCCTGTTGGAAAGAAGTCTGATAGGTACTACACCTATGACCGTGGCTACTTCAACCGGGATGAGATGAAACTCCGTGCTCCTGCCACTGAGAGTGCTGGTGGTCACTACTCCGTGGACAACTCCCCCAACTACAGCTGTGCCAAGTATGCTTTCCATCATGACGTTGACGATGATCGGAGAGCCAATGCTGATAGCGTCATTGAGGCTGACGCTGAGGCAATGCAGCTGGTGACCCTCAAGGCTCTCCTCAAGCGTGAGGTCCTGTGGGCTGCTAACTATTTCGCCACTAGCAAGTGGACCACTGACATGACTGGTGTTGCTGCTGGTCCCACTGGTAACCAGTTCCTCCGTTGGGATGACGCTGCCAGTGACCCTGTTGGTGACGTCGAGACTGGTAAGGGGACCATTCTGGAGTCCACTGCTTTTGAGCCTAACACTCTGGTCATTGGTTACAATGTCTGGAAGTCTCTCAAGCGTCACCCCGACATTGTGGACCTCATCAAGTATGGTCAGACTCCCGGTTCTCCTGCTGTGGTTACCCTCCAGGCTGTTGCCTCTATCCTGGAGCTGGACCGGATTCTGGTCATGAAAGCCATTCAGAACACTGCTAAGGAGGGAGCTACCAATTCCCACAGCTTCATTGGTGGGAACCATGCTCTCCTCTGTTACTCTGCTCCTGCTCCTGGTCTACGGATTCCCTCTGCTGGTTACACGTTCTCCTGGACGGGTTTGCTGGGAGCAGGGTCCAATGGAACCAGGATCAAGAAGTTCCGAATTGAGGCTATTGAGTCTGACCGTATTGAGATTGAAATGGCTGTGGATCAAAAGCTCACTGCTGCTGACCTTGGCTATTTCTTCTCTGGTGCTGTTGGCTAACAGCCTCTGGACCTGGTAACAACAGACCAGAAAGGAGACCACTGGTTATGCCTATTGAGAGACCAGCATTCAACACAGACGGGACCTTTGTTTGTAGGATTCCATTCAAGTTCCGTGGTGTTCATTTTGCCAAGGGGGATGAGTTCCCCTGGCAGGACCCAGACGTGGACTGTGAGCCAAGGAGACTGGAGAGCCTGTACCGTTCCAGGTACATTGACCCAGCCAACCCTGGTGACTTTGAGGAGTCCTATGCTTATGACCCTGCTACCTGCAAAATAGAGAACCGTGGGAAAGGTCTCTGGTTTGTAGTGGAGGAGGGTTATGAGGACGTTCAGATTACTCCCAAAGC